TAAATACCAAGTATACCAGTAATATGGTAAGTATGGAATTTAACTACTCAAGGAGAGATTGGGCATGTCACAACAACAAAAGCTTGAAAAGGTATTGGATCTTCTATTAAGTGAAGATTCTGACCAAGCGGCCGAATTACTCCACCAAATCATTGTTGAAAAGGCTCGTGATATCTACGAAAGCATTGTCGAAGAAGAAGACAAGGAAGACGAAGATAAGAAGGAAGACCTTGAAGAAGCAGACGAAGTTGGTGGCGAGCCAAACAAAGATTTTACTGACGAGATTGGTTCCGATAAGGAAGAAGTTGGCGCAGATGAAGAGAACGATGGCGAAGCTGGTGAAGAAGCCGGTGAAGGTTCAGAGTTCGATGATGAAGAGAACGATGGCGAAGAAGGTGAAGGTGGTGAAGGCGAGGGAGATGTAGAAGACCGCGTTGAAGACCTAGAATCGCAACTCGCTGAGCTCCGTGCAGAATTTGATGCACTTATGGGCGAAGAAATGCAAGAACCACAACATGCTGATCTTGGCGGCGATATGGGCGGCGAAGAAGAACCGGCATTTGGCGATGAAGGCGATGAAGGCGGAATGCCTGATTTCGGCGGAGCTGAAGAAAAGGTCGTTGGTGAAGTTGTTGCTCAGATGTTCGAAAAGAGCAAGAAAGCAAAACTAGAAAAGGCACCCGAAGCTAAAGACAAGAAGAAAGATAAGAAGGTCGACGAAGAAACACAGTTTCTAAAGAAGACCCCTGATACAGGTCAGAAGGGAGTAGCAAAGCTTGTTGGTACAGGTAACAAATCATCTCTTGGTGCAGAAAACGATACATCAGTTGAAACACATGCCCCATCGAAACCAAACTATGGTGGAACAACTAAGAATATCTTAGGTGGCGGCCCACTTGGTGGCGATAACGGCAAGTGGAAAGGACATTCTGCTAAAGATGATACACCATCAGATAACGTAGATGAAAAGTTGAAGAAGTCTGGTACAGGTGGCATGGATCATACAGAAGGTAAGTTTTCAGGTACCGGCGCTAAGAGTCAGAAGGGTGCAACATTTACCCAATCTCCTCTTACAAAGGCACCACCAAAATTAATGCCAGGCAAAAGCAGCAAGTAATAGAGAAATATGATCAAGACAGCAAATAAGTTATACGAATTTTTATCTTTTGATAGAGCTCATGTCGAGCTTATTGAAGAAGACAATAAGCGTACTGGTAAAAAAGATCTCTGTATGAAAGGGATCTTTATTCAAGGTGACGTAAGAAACCAAAACCAGCGCGTTTATCCAGTTCGTGAAATTGCTAGAGCAGTTAATACTATTACCGAAAAACTAACAGGTGGACAATCAGTTATGGGAGAGTTGGACCATCCGGAAGAACTCTCGATTAACTTAGATAGAGTAAGTCACCTTATCACAGAAATGTGGATGGAAGGTGCAGATGGATACGGTAAGTTGAAGATCATCCCAACTCCGATGGGAGGTATTGTACAAACACTACTCCAATCGGGCGCAAAGTTAGGTGTCTCATCCCGTGGTTCTGGAAATGTAGATGATGGCGGTGCTGTTTCAGATTTTGAAATCATCACAGTTGACATCGTTGCGCAACCAAGCGCACCAAATGCATATCCTAGAACGATATATGAAAGTCTTTACAACATGAAGGGTGGGCATTCAATTATTGAAACCGCAAGGGAAGCATTAAATGAAGCCGCTGCTCAGAAGCAGCTTGTTAAAGATCTTCACAGATTTATTCAAGAGTTAAAAATTTAGGAGAACTCAAGATGGCAAAGAAAATTGATGAGATCTTGAGCGAAAGCGTAGGACTGTCCGAAGAAGTCCGCAATCAGATCGCTGGATTGTGGGAATCAAAGATTACCGAAGCTCGTGAAGAAGTTGCTGCAACACTCCGTGAGGAATTCGCTCGCAAGTTTGAACACGACAAAGGTGTCTTGGTAGAATCAATGGATCGATTCTTGAATGACAAGGTTCGCGTTGAACTCGAAGAATTCGCCGATGACAAGAGAAAACTTGTCGCAGAACGAATTGCTTACAAGAGCAAGCTCGTTGAACACACAGGAATGTTAAACAGATTCATTACAGAATCAGTAGCAAAGGAAATGAAGGAATTTTATTCAGAGAAGAAAGCAATGAAGGAAAACTTTAAGAAATTAGAGAACTTTCTTTTGAAGCAACTTGCTGAAGAAGTTCAAGAGTTCCGTGCCGATAAGAAGTCACTAGTTGAACAAAAAGTTAAAATGGTAACAGAAGGTCGTCAAAAGCTACAAGAAACAAAGGCACAGTTTATTAAGCGTGCCGCTCAGATTGTCGAGCAAAGAGTTGAAAAGACTCTTCGTGCTGAAATCGGACAATTCAAGGAAGACATTCGTGTCGCCCGCGAAAACGAATTCGGCCGCAAGATTTTTGAAAGCGTCGCAGCTGAATTTATGACCTCGTATCTCAATGAAGGTACAGAACTTAAGAAGCTACAAAAGGTTGTCGAATCAAAGAATCAACAACTTGCTACTCTTACCGAATCAGTTAAGAGCAACAAGAAATTGATGGAAGGGCTTGACGGCAAGTTGAGAGCTACTCAAGACCTAGTTGAAAGACAAAAGGTCATGACTGAGTTACTAGCACCATTGGACAAGTCCAGGAAGGCAGTAATGAAGGAATTGCTTGAATCAGTACAGACTAAGAATTTGCAAGGGGCATACAACAAGTATCTACCGAGCGTTCTAAATGAAGCAGCAGTTCGTAAAACTGAACCAAAGACTCAGTTGAATGAAGCAACATTGTCTGTAAACACAGGCAACAGAGCGGAGGTCGCTCACCCTGAAGATTCGGAAGAATCTGCAGATTTAAATAAGATTTTGTCCTTAGCCGGCATCAGAAAGTAATTTAGGAGAAATATACAATGGCAACTAAGCTATTTGAATCAAACTGGGGTGCTACAAAGCAAGCCCTTTTAGAAGGCCTTACGGGAACCCGCCGTCAGTCCATGGACGTTGTGTTTGAAAACACTCGTAGATACTTGGCTGAATCGGCTACCGCAGGTGCAACACAAGCAGGAAATATTGCAGTATTAAACAAGGTAATGCTACCGTTAATTCGAAGAGTTATGCCTACCGTTATTGCGAACGAAATCATGGGCGTTCAGCCTATGACCGGTCCAGTCGGTCAGATCCATACATTGCGTGTTCGTTATGCTAACACTGCCGCTGGAGTTACAGCAGGTACTGAAGCATTGAGCCCATTCGAAATTGCTCTTGCTTACTCTGGTAATGAAAACCAAGCCGATCCAGGCGCTGCTTCAACAGCACGTCTAGAAGGCGTACCAGGTAACAAGCTCAGCATCCAGATCTTGAAAGAAACCGTCGAAGCTAAGACACGTAAGTTATCAGCTCGTTGGACTTTTGAATCAGCACAAGATGCTAACGCAATTCACGGTATCGATATCGAAGCTGAAATCATGCAAGCTCTTGCACAAGAAATCACTGTTGAAATCGACCAGGAAATGTTGTTCAAGTTGAACAGCCTAGTTCCTGTTCCACCAACAACATTCGACCAAGCCGCTGTATCAGGTACAGCAACATACGTTGGTGATGAAATGGCTGCTCTAGCAGTTATGATTAACCAACAAGCTAACCTTGTCGCTGCACGTACACGTCGTGGTGCTGCTAACTGGGCAGTTGTTTCGCCAACCGCGCTAACAATTCTTCAGACTGCAACTACTTCTTCGTTTGCACGTACAACAGAAGGTACATTCGAAGCACCTACAAACACCAAGTTTGTTGGTACATTGAATAGCACAATGCGCGTTTATGTGAACCAGTACGCTTCAGATGGTGCACCAGTTCTTATCGGCTACAAAGGCCCAACAGAGACTGATGCAGCAGCTTACTACTGCCCATATATTCCATTGATGAGCGTTGGTCCAGTTATGGATCCAAATACGTTTGAACCAGTTGTTTCGTTCATGACACGTTATGGATATCTAGAACTTACCAATACTGCAAACAGCTTCGGCAACGCAGCTGACTATTTGAGTTCAGTTGGAATCAACAGCAGCACATTGAAGTTTTATTGAGATAGTTGGAAGTATTGTAGATTTTATTACAATAAAAACTATAAAGCCCTGCAAAACAGGGCTTTATTTTTGACTAGCACTTCTTTAAATTTCTGATAAATATATAAAATAGGTAAGGATACTTTTATGGCACAAAGAATCATCGTTCAAGATGGAAATATTGTTTTATCAATGTCGGGTGTTGCTGATCTACTTCCGATATCACCAGTATCCGAAGTCACTCTTAGTGTTAATGGACAGGTAAATGTTGCTGGTGATTTAAATGTTGGTACCAATGCTTTGGGGCCAGGGATTATTACCTCGGCCCCCTCTGAACAGTTGTCAATATATGCCGGTGCAGGTGGCAATCTATCATTATCTGCGAGTGGCGCCGGTGTTGTATTAATCAATGGTTTAGCTTGGCCAAGTACTGATGGTACAGTTGGGCAAGTTCTAACAACAAATGGTTCAGGTACTTTATCGTGGTCTGCATCATCAGCAGTACCTGGCGGTCCTACCGGTGCAGTACAATTCAATGTTGGAGGATTCTTTGCTGGTAACACAGACTTCACACATGATCCAACTACTGGTTTGACTATTTCCGCAAGTGGTGGAGTTATTCTTGATTCTGCTAATCAACCATCCCCGAGTTTTGGATTTAATGGGCCAGCTCTTCTTTGGGGACCGGCTGGCGGGGGTGGGGGCGAACCTACAGGACGTCCAAACATCTATGGCTACAATGATGGAGTTGCTTCTACCGTTGGTATTCAAATCAATGGACAATTATTTGCTTCTTTATTAGTTGAAGCCACAAATGTAATTGCTCCAGAAAACTATGTAATAACAGATTCGGGAACAGGACCAACACCGGCAGGAGCAGGCGGAGCACTTATTTGGGGTACAGGTGCAGGTCGTCCAAACATCTATGGCTATAATTCGGGTGCATCTTCTGCTATTGGCTTTCAACTCAACGGGCAAAGTAATGCTTCATTGACGGTAACTACAAGCGGTATTATTGTTCCTGGCACATACACTGATAGCACAAGTTCAGTTGGAACTTCAGGGCAGGTATTGACTTCTACCGGCACTGGCACTCAGTGGGCTCCACCAGGTGGTGGAAGTTATGTAACACCATATATCACATATTTTGATAGCGTCAGTCAACTCTTAGGAGCAGAATATTATTTTATTACAGCAACAACATTTCCATCTATGCTTACACTTCAGGCATCACCGGGTTGGTCTTATGATGGGGCTGGAGGGCATTTAGTCAATACGTCATTGACCGAAGATACTTGGTTTGAGGTTACGATTACAGCATCAATAAGTGCGCCAACAGGGTCCGGGGCACCTTGGTATTATCAGTTTCAATACGGGACATTTGTAGCAGAGAATGCAGGTGGAGCTACATATCAAACTGCATATGTTACCCCAGGATGGACTTCTACGTCAGTGGCCGGAGCACTACAATGGGTTGATATATATCAGGTGAAGCTGAATTCTTCACAAACAACAATAACTCCAGCTACATATATTACTCAAATCACTCAGCTAGTTCCTAGCCAGTTTGAAATTACTATGCAAATCGGAATAAACAAGATAGGCAACTAATATTAGGATTTTATTATGACGATTAAAGTCAGTACGCTATTATCGCATGACACTGTTGTTCAAACAGATACATCACCTACACTTGGCGGTCCATTAAACACAAATGGTTTTCCGATTGAAAATCTTATTGGCGGTGGCAGTCCTGTTGATATTTCCGGTAATGAATATCCAATAACAACTGGTGCAACTGGGCAGGTATTAACAACAAACGGTTTTGGTGTTTTATATTGGTCTACTATTTCGGGAACAGGAACGGTTACATCAGTTGGAGCATCTTCAACTGGACCAAATGCAACAGCATTAACAATTACTGGTAGTCCAATTACAACAGGTGGTACATTTGATTTTACATTAAATCAATTTACCACAACTAATCCGGGTATCGTACCAACATCCCCCGGTGGAACAACTGAATTTTTGCGTGCTGATGGAACATGGGCTATTCCACCGGGTGGCGGCGGAGGAAACGCTAATAATGTCAATGGTGGTCTGGCTAACGAAATCTTATATCAGATTGCGCCAAATACAACGTCATTTATTACAGCACCTTCAATTCCTAATACATTTTTAGAATGGAATGGAAGCGCGTTCGTTTGGATGGCAGCAGCCGGAACTGGAACAGTAACTTCTGTTGGAGTTTCGAGTACTACACTTAATCTCGGTGGAACAAATCCGATTACAACAAGTGGAACAGTTGATATTAATTTGATGTCGATTATTGGTTCTGGCTCATATACCAATGCAAATATCACAGTTGATATATATGGTAGAATTATAGCAGCAAGTAGTGGATCCCCCAGTGGTGGAACAGTTACATCTGTTGGACTTGTTAGTCCGGGTGCCACAATTAATGTTTCTGGATCATCGAGCCCGATTACAACCAGTGGAACATTTAATATTGACTTACCGTTATCCGGTGTTACTTCGGCAACATATGGATCGGCATCACAAGTTGGGGCATTTACTGTAAATTCACATGGTATTGTAACAGCAGCCTCAAATACCTCTATTTCTATAACACCTACACAGGCTGGTTTAAGTAATGTCACAAATTCTCTACAGGTAATTAATGCAGGTGGAGCACCTAGTATACAAGAAGCTGCTGGTATACCATCCGGTTCAGCAACAACTGGTTCCTTATATGTTGATCAAAGTATAACAAATGGTAATGGACTTTATTTTTATAATGGCTCAAGTTGGGTCTCTATTTCACAGAAATTAAAATTATATGTAGAAAATTCAACAGTAGGATACGTAGCACCTGTTGCTTTAGCAACAAATTCTATTGCCTTAGGTGAAGGTGCCCAGGCAAATGCAGTTGATTCTTTGGCGATTGGTCTGCAATCACTATCGAGAATTCAAGGTGGCGTAGTTCAAGCAAGCGGTAGATTCGCAAGTAGCGGCGACGCACAGACAGGCCGATATCTATTAAGAAATATAACAACAAATAATGCCGTGACAACTTTATTTGTTGATGGCGTTGGTGGCTCAATAGAACTAGTATTACCCGATATGGCAACATGGACATATAAAATAACTATTACTGCACATAGAACAGATGCAAGTGATGGACATGCTGGTTATGAATTTTCTGGAGTAATTTATAGACAGACAGGTGCTGCAACCACATCATTGCAAGGTAAACCTTCTAAAGAATTAATAGCAGAGAGCAATGCTGCATGGGACGCTAATGTCACAGCCGATATCGTGAATGGTGCACTGCAAATTACAGTCCTCGGAGAAATAGGAAAAATAATTCGTTGGTTAGCTTTAGTAGAAACAGTAGAAATAACTAATTAAGTTATTTCATTGGCCTCCTTATGGTATTCAGCTAGAAGCGATAAATAATAGGATAAAAGAATAGATGACGAAAAATCTATTACTTTCCATTTGGAGAATATAAAAATATGAATTACAATAATGATACGGGCCTGATCGATACGATTCTGGTATTAGATACGACTGAAACACCACCAGTATCACAACTAGGATATCAAATTAATGTTCTAGCAGTTCTTGGCACTGGGGCCCTTACATTACCTGGCGGCACTACATTGCAACAACCCGGTAATGCAGCTGGTACAGCATATGCCGGTATGTTACGTTATAATACTTTAGGATATTTAGAGTTTTATGATGGCATTACTTCTTCGTGGCAACAACTTTCTTACGCAGCGGGAACAGTAGCAAGTGTTTCTTTAAACACAGTAACTGGTGCTGATGCAGCAATTATTACAACTACACCAACAACTAGTGCAACTGGTGTTGTTAATGAAACAATCACATTTAATACCCAAGCAGCAAACTTGGTATTTGCTGGTCCAACAACTGGTACAGCACAGCCAACATTCCGCGCTTTAGTCGCAGCCGATATTCCGCCAGTAACAAATATTGCCGGCGGAGCAACAGGCGATATCATATATCAAACAGGTGCCAACACAACAGGATTTATTGTTCCTGGAACGGCCGGATTAGTGTTAGAATCAAATGGCACGGGTGTAGCACCATCCTATCAAGCAGTTGTAAATTCGTTTAGTGCAGGAACAACAGGATTTACTCCAAGCACAGCAACAACCGGCGCAGTTACATTAGCTGGTATCTTAGGCCTAGCAAACGGCGGTACAAATGCTGCTAATACAGGATCCGATGGTTCTATTATGTATAACAATGGAACACAAATTGTTAATAGCACAGTTGGAACACTTGGACAATTACTAACATCATCAGGTGCTGGTGCACCAACATGGACATCAACATCGAGCACACTTACTACCGCTGGTACAGTTTTAATCAGCGGAGCAGGTGGTACATTTACAGCTAATGGCGCAACATTTGTTGGTTCACCAACATTTTCGGGTGTAACACTAAATGGTACCCCAACAGCCGCAACTGATGCAGTTACAAAAGCCTACGCTGACGGATTATCAAATGGTCTTTCATGGAAGCAGGCTGTACTCGCTGGAACCACAACAGATTTGGGTACAGTTACATATGCTAACGGAGCAGCCGGTGTTGGTGCAACATTAACAAATGCCGGTACACAAGCAGCATTTACAATCGACAGTGTAACACCGGCAGTTGGTTCCCGTGTCCTTATTAAAAATCAAACAGATCAAACACAAAACGGTATCTATACAGTTACCAATGCTGGTTCGGGTGCAACAAACTGGGTCTTGACTCGATCATTAGATAATAATACTGGTACCGAAATGGATGGTGCAGCAGTGTTCATTGAAGAAGGTACTGTAAATGCAACTACAGCCTGGGTCCAACAGACATTTCCACCAATCACAATTGGAACATCCAACATTGTTTGGGTACAGTTTTCAGGACAAGGTACATATACTGCTGGTTCGGGTTTATCGCTATCAGGCGGTGTATTTTCAGTTAAGACAGACGGTGTAACAACTTATATCAATGGTTCGGGTCAGGTTGCTGTTGATTCTTCAGCAACTATTGGTCAGGTTCTTCTTTCGAGTGGAAGTACTGGAACCACAGCAACATGGGGTGCAGTTTCTCTTTCGAATATAAGCGCAGTTACCGGCACATTAGCTGTAGGTAATGGCGGAACAGGAAATACATCATTTACAACCGATGGTGTTTTATATGGAAATGGTTCCAGTGCAATTCAGTCAACCGCCGCAGGAACAAACGGTCAGGTATTAACAGTTGTTGGTGGAGTTCCAGCATGGAGCAGCGGTTCATTAAGCCTTGCTGCCGATACAGGTGCTGGAACAGTTGCACTCGGAGGTACATTAACAGTTGATGGAACAGCAAATCGTGTTTCAACATCAGTATCGGGTTCAACATTTGCAGTTGATATTTCCGCATCTTATGTTGGTCAATCGAGTATTACAACATTAGGTACTGTGACAACAGGTACATGGAATGCAACTTCAATCGCTGCAACATACGGTGGAACCGGACAGACAAC